CGCCATATTCCTAATAAAACCCCCCGCGTAACGCAGCGCAGCGAAGTGCGAGCGGACCCCAGCGGAGCAAGCGCAGCGAGCGTGAGCGTGCACTAAGAAAAAGGCTAGTTTTTAATTTAAAGGTTATTACTTTATTTTTGAAATCGCAAACGAGAAGTCCAAGTAAAATCCCAAGCCGCAGTACCGAAGACATAGAGATAGAGGCCACCCTTAGTGAGATCTCCAATAACTGCAGGGGATGAGTTAGTAGAGAAGAAGGAGTTCAATCCCTTCAAACGGATATACTCGTTCACACTGAATTCTTCTGTGCTCTCGAGCAAGAATGGATTCGTAATGACACCAGCTGTGTTGGTACACGGAGGGGCAGATAACCAGATGTCTCTCACAATTTTAAAACGGTCTCTTTGGAGAGGGGACAACTCGGAATAAACAGATGAAGTTGCCGCCCCCGCCTGATCAATGTTTTGTAGGACAGTCGTGATAGCAGGGATCGTCCCATTGTTCATGTTATCATACACAACGAGAAGGCGCAAGGCAACTGGAACTGTAGTAGCAGCATTCCTCCATTGTCCTCTGATCCTGAGACTGTTCATCCTGATCAAATTACCATCTCTCTGCCAAATAGCTGTCCCACTTTGAACCAAGTTCAAAGGAATACCAACAGGTACCGGCGCAGCAACCGTGGTGGCTTGAGGAAGATCCACATATCTCATCTCATCCATTCTAGCCAGAGCTCCAAAAGAAGAGATAGGAGTCACGGTAGCATATCCGCTCGAGGAAGCCGTACGAGGTTTCTTCGCTGCTGGCTTCTTCCCCTTAGGCATAGGAGCACCAGCTCGCATATAACGTTTATAGTTGGACGACATTTTTGAAAAACTTGTTTTGATAAAAATAAAAAAAAGAAAAAAGAAAAAAAAGAAAAAAATTAGAATAATTTCAAAGTCCGGTCAGGCCGATTCTATTAATCGCTAAAAAGGCCTGGTCTACTGAGCGCCGATTTTTCTAATATTACTAGGCGCTCAGCAGACCCTTTGACCCAGTCTCTGATTGGGTAAGGGTCTGACCAATCGTTTACGATTAAAAATATAGATTTAATAACAGCTTGTCTGGTGTTAAATTAACCTTTTATTAAAATGATAAAACAATTAAAAATAATTTCTGATCGAATTTTGAGGCAAGATTTGATTAGTAAGCGAATCCGTTGCCCTCAAGAGTCGAGCACGACCGTTACCCCCATAGACCCAGTTACAATTATTATTCCTTTCAAATTCGTCCTCGGCATGGCAGATGCAGCCGCAGCAGCCATCGCAAGAGCCACACTCATCTCCAGCATCTTCACATTCACTGCAGGATGTCAACAACGTCCCAGGGAATTGTGGAAAATCATCCATATCGTCAGATAGGATGTTTGGAGAATAAGGAGCAGGGAGAGGAGCAGGAGGAGGATCAAGCTCAGCTTGGACATCATCCGACAATGGAGCCATCCTGATGGGTCCATCAACCGAAACGATAGTGAGTCTGTCAAGCAATGGTTCAAGTTTACTTGGAGCATTAGCAGCCACCTTCGAGAAACACTCTTCAGGCAAATAATTAGACAAGATGATAACAGGAAGGTTATCACGCTTAACCAAAGGGGCAGAGCACCTGCGAGAGAGGGGTGTGGGATCCCCAGATAAGATGGGATTCAGTTGAGTGATTGTCTTTTGGGAATGAAATTCATCTAAGACAATCAAGTCATATGCACCATCAGAATAAGCATCCCACCACACCTCTTCCTTTGGCCAATAATAAACCGATAGATCATATGCTTTCTCAAGCATCATGATCAGAGAAGTCTTCCCCATCCCCGGACGAGCACAAATCCAAAGTTGCTTCTGACGATGAGCCCTCTGAGTCCTCAGATTCAGATTCAGCCAAGAAGCAATCTCGCGATTCCAATTCGTGGAGTATGGAGCGGCAGGCTGAACACGGACCTTTCGTGTTTGGGCCTCGACAAACTGCAAACGTCTTTCGCGCAGCTCTAAGAAGTCCAGATACTCCTTTACCTTCTTTAGATTGTGGAGCAAAAACTCGCTGTGGTCTTCCACTAGATCGTCCAGCTTCTGGCCACTCTTGATATCCTTCAATATCAACGAAGTCTTCGTATTCTTCTTCGCAAGTGCTGCTTTCAGGAACTCCTCCAGATCGAAGCCTCTTCCTAGGGGCAGGTAGTTCCCGTCCTTCATCACATACTGGAACGCTTTCAGCACTCCCTTGTGGAACTTTGTCTGAATGTGAGGATGCTTGGCGGGATCTACTAGGCCATCGAAAACTCTTGGATCTCTGGAACGAAACCTCTCCTTCAGGCAGATTGCTGCGTGAAGGTGTAGGCCCTCCTCGTCCTTGTGATCCTCTTGACATACCACGCCCTTCTCCAGGTTGTCCCCGAAGAACTGGTTGATCAATTGTTGGAACCTGGTTGGGCTCGTGTCGCATTGAGGGAACGTTAGAAATAAACTCTTTGTTTGAATTCGAAAGCTTGCCATTTTCCATATTAAAAATTTAAAATAATTTTTGATAGAAAATTAAATAAAAAAATAAAAAAAAGAAAAAAGTTCGCTAAAAGAATTTATTTTTTATGCAACTATATATAAGTTATCTTAACTATGAGAGAGTCACTAGCCAATAGAATAGGTTTCCGATCAGAATGTCTGAAAGTCGTTCTGATTGGCGGAATTAACGGAAATCCTATAATCCGCGGGAATACCCCTTATACGCTAAAACCTACTTTCGCTAAACCTCCCTATCGCTAAATTTCTTAGTCTAGTCCTAACCCTAACCCCACTTTTAAACCCTAACCCTTACAATCACTACCGCGGCACGCGGCACGCAATCACTCGCATAGCGCAGCGCCATATTCCTAATAAAACCCCCCGCGTAACGCAGCGCAGCGAAGTGCGAGCGGACCCCAGCGGAGCAAGCGCAGCGAGCGTGAGCGTGCACTAAGAAAAAGGCTAGTTTTTAATTTAAA